GCGGTCATCTCATTGATGGCCTCGTTTTCGGCTTGCGCCTTGTCGGCGGCGGCTTGCGCGGCGGCTTCCATTTCAGAGCGAACACGCAGGGCATCGGCCAGCAGTGATTGGAACTCGTCAAGTTCATCATAGCTGAAACCGCCAAGCCACTTGTCGCCATCGACACGGTTGCCCTTGTCATCCTTTTTGGTTGACCGCTTGCCAGCAACCTTATCGACAGCAAGCTGGACTTTCGACTTAGCGTCATCGCCAGACACCGCCTTGATCAGCTTGGCCTCTGACGTGATATCGTTCTGTTCGAAGATATCAGCAACGGCTTGCGGCGTGAAATTGCCACCGCCAATGCCGAACACGTTCCGCGCACCGACTGCGTTCTTGACCATTTTGTTGGCCATGCTTTCGGTCAAACCGCCAATGTCCATCAAGTCACCCTTGAGAGTTGATGACACGGTGGTAGGCAGGTTTGATTTGGCAGTCAGTGGGGCTGAGGCAATGCCAGCAATCAATTGGCAATAGCTGTTCAGCTTTAAGGTTTGGGCTTCGCCGTTGGCTTCTTTGGCATCGCCTTTCAGCACGGTAATGCGCTTTTCATTTGAAGCGATAGCGTTGAGGTTATCGTCAGCAAGAACAAAAGTTGATTTGGTCATGGAAAAACTCCCTGTTTCGTTGGTATCTCATCAGGCATGGCTACCAGTGCCATGCGACAGGTTTAGTGTCCCTCTTAACGCTTCGCGCCAGTGCTGGGGGTCGTGCTTGGTGTCTTGCCAGTCGCGCCGCGAGTAACTCGCGCTGTTCGCCGGAACAGATGCTGGGACGTTTCACCATCCGAAGGCCTGTGGGCAGGGGTGGCTGAGCCACCATGCTGTCACCAGCAGGCTTCCCCTAAATATCACGATATAGGGTAAAAACAAGCACTATTTGCCCTATAGTACATTTTTTTTCTTATTCGCCTAATTGTGTGACATTTATGCAACAGTCACTAGGACACTTTATATATATAAAAAAACCATTTTTACTGGTGTCATATTATTGACGCTGTTGGTGTCTATTTTCCTTGACAAACTCTATTTTCCTTCAGGACGCCCGTTGGCGAGGTGCCGTGTATCATTCCAAGCAAAAGCACCGAAAATCGCTCAGTGAGCTTCTATGGGCGATTAAAAGGCATGAACAAAGGGTGAACATCTGGTAATTAACCAGATAGTGGTTAAGTAGAACGAAACAGGAACAGAAATCGGGTAGTGGTAATGCCGCGCGGCGTGTATATTTGTACGGTAGGACAATTTCAAAAAGCCCGTCCAAGCGGTAGCGCATACTGGCGGCACTCAATAGGGAATAGACAATGGACAAAGACAATCACCCACATCTATCAATAGTGTCAGATAACGGGGACAAGCTAACAGCTAAACAGGAACACTTTTGCCAACTGGTGGCACAAGGCCAAACACTAACAGAGGCGTATAAAACGGCCTACAATGTAAAAGAAGGCACAAAGCCTTCAACAGTATGGTCTAACGCTAGTAGGCTGGCCACAGAGAATACCAAGGTTGCACATAGGATAGATGCTATTTCAGCGGATATCGCCGCACGAAAGCGCACAGACGAAGACAAGCTGAAAATCTGGGTGACAGATCAATTGAAGCAAGAAGCGACAATGGCCGACAGTGCAAGCGCACGGGTATCCGCGCTGGTGGCACTAGGCAAGAGCGTGGCCATGTTCACCGACAAGGTTGAGCAGAGCGATAAGGAAGCACGGTCTGCGTCTGATATTGAGGCTGATTTGCAACGGCGACTGGCTTCGCTGATGGGTGAGTAGGGCTGGGGCTTTCGATATACTATCATAGCGTACCCCCACCTACCCCCGACCCCCCTGAAACAGCCGACCACTAGCCATGTGACCTACATGAGGTTCTACACAACCAATGACATGCAATTTCTCAACACCCTGCGAATCCAGATGTCGCTTTGAAGGCCCTACAAGCGTCACTGACAGCCTTTGCCTTGTTTGTGGTATGACTATAGCGGAAAGAGACAAATGGCCGCTCCTGAGCGATTCTGAGGCGGAAATGAAGTATGCCGAGATACACGCGCGGGTAGATACGATGTGGTTAATGTGGGAAATGATGGAAGAACCTACACTCCAGTAGAGTTTACTGGCTTGCATTCATAGATAACTGTATCCCAATTCCCGTCTGGTGGTATTTGTATATACAGTTCCAGTGATTGTCTGCATTCTTTTTCTGTATCAAACCATTGTACATCCTGCTCCGCGCAGGTAGTGCCAAGGCATACAGTGAGCATTATGTGCCATATAATTTGCATACCCCCACCCCTTTGAAATTTGTACTATGGTCTAAATTTAATTCTTTCCGGGCTTTTCTCAGAAAAAAGACCTAGGAATCCTACCCCCACGGGGGGTTATATATTTTTTTTATCAAACGCATAAATCTGGATTTGCATCCTGTTTTCCTCATCATGTTGTAATAGTACCCCATTCCATTAGAACACAATCCCCTCAGTTTTCACTTTTCTAAGGATTTGAAAGCCCTCAAGCCCGTGATCAGCACACAATGGCACCCCATAAAGGTAAATATGTGCTAAAAAGTCGCACTTAGCGCATAAATCCCGATCCTGTGAAGTCTTCGAGGTCTGTTTGGAGGCTATCTTTTTCCTTGCCTCCTCCATTTGAATGATATTCCCTGACATTTTCAATCTCCCTAGATAAAACTGCAAATAATCCCTCTGATGCCAGAAGTCGAAGTACATCAGAGTCAACTTCAAAAGTTATGACCGCGCCGCCGTCATCAACTTCTTCTATTTCAACTACATCAATTTTCATAATTTTGTCCCCTAGTACATAAGTACTATATAGTACTTAGTAGTATTATTATATTATATATATATATCTAGTTAAAGTACTTAATGTACTATATACTACATGCGAGGTGTAACGTCTCCCGACACCTCCGGTGGGGTTGAGCTTCCTCCCTAGCTCCCCCACCGTCATTATCTTCCGGGGGAGATTGACATGGGAGCGTCAATTGTCTGACAATATAATCCAGTTTCCTCGCGGCATAGGACTTGATGAAGAAGCCGAACTTGACCCCAAGGAAATGCTTGGTGTGTTGCAGGAGGAAGTAACCATGACGGAGGCCATCGTTGTGGGTTGGACTGAAGAAGGCAACCTATTCATGGCTACGTCACATGGCAAAGCGCCAGACATGGTGTTTTTGTTGGAGCTTGCAAAATCCGTTCTAATGAACAGGTGTGTAAGTGATGCTTAATGTTTCATGCTATGATTTTGGTTTGTTTAGCCGCAAATATATCCAACTGCTTAATAGCAGAAGACGAGCTGGGGCCGTACAAAACCGAAGCAGAGTGTATGGACAGGATTGGCAAAATGTCTATTGCGGTGATGGATGATGGGTTTGTCCCAGTCAAATATCACTGCCAAAAGATAACGGGAGAGCTTACGAGCTATGAGCCAATTAGCAGCCATACAGGAAAAATTATCAAAGTTACCTCCTGAACAAAAACAGGAGATACTTGACCTTCTGGATGAGCTTGAAGAAGCGAAAGCCAAGGAAAACTCTCGCACCAGTTTTCTCACATTTGTGAAGCGTATGTGGCCATCATTTATTGCAGGGCGCCATCACGCAATTATGGCTGATGCGTTTGAAAGGGTTGCAAAAGGCGACTTAAAGCGACTTATCATCAACATGCCGCCTCGACACACCAAGTCTGAGTTTGCGTCATATTTGTTTCCTGCATGGTTTCTTGGTAGATACCCAGAGAAAAAAATCATCCAAACAGCGCACACAGCGGAACTAGCTGTTGGATTTGGCCGTAAAGTTAGAAACTTAATAAATCAAGATGACTTCCAAGAGGTGTTTCCGGGCATAAACCTATCCTCAGACTCAAAGGCCGCTGGACGTTGGAACACAAACAAGCGAGGTGATTATTTTGCTATTGGTGTTGGTGGTGCAGTTACTGGTAAGGGCGCTGATGTCCTCATTATCGATGACCCGCATTCGGAGCAGGAAGCGGCACTGGGGGCTTACAACCCAGAAGTCTATGACAAAGTCTATGAATGGTATACATCAGGCCCGCGACAGCGTTTGCAACCGGGTGGCGCAATCATTGTAGTTATGACGCGGTGGTCTGTTAGGGATTTAACGGGCCAGATAATGAAATCAGCAACGCAACGTGAGGGCGCGGATGAGTGGGAGGTTATTGAGTTTCCTGCAATTATGCCTTCAGGTGACCCGTTATGGCCTGAGTTCTGGCCGCTGGATCAGCTTGAGGCACTAAAAGCAGAACTTCCAATATCCAAATGGTCTGCACAGTATCAGCAAGACCCAACATCTGAAGAAGGCGCCCTAATCAAGCGAGAATGGTGGCGTGAATGGGAAAGAGACAGTCCGCCACCGTGCGAAGCAATAATTCAAAGTTGGGATACTGCGTTTCTTAAAACGCAGCGAGCGGACTACTCTGCCTGTACAACATGGGGAATATTTCATCATCCAAATGAAGATGGCGTTACAGTTCCAAATCTTATCCTTCTTGATGCCTACAAGGAAAAACTAGAATTTCCAGAACTTAAACGCGCGGCGTATGAAAAATACTGGGAATACGAACCTGATCAAATGATTGTGGAAGCAAAAGCTGCTGGTTCCCCACTTATTTTCGAATTAAGGGCTATGGGCATACCAGTAACGGAGTTTACACCGTCTCGCGGACAGGATAAGATAGCAAGAGCAAACGCTGTAAGTGATTTGTTTGCATCTGGTGTTATTTGGGCGCCGCCAACCCGGTGGGCCGAAGAGGTTATTGAGGAATGCGCCGCGTTCCCTGCGGGAGAGCATGATGACTTGGTTGACTCGACAACTCAAGCTCTATTGAGATTTCGTCAGGGTGGATGGATTAGAAGTTCAATGGATGAATGGGATGACGAGCCAAAATACAGAAGACCAGTGGAGTATTACTAGAACCTATCGGTATGTGCCACATGAGTCAGTAGAAGAATACAAACAGAACGGATGGACTGTTGCGAGCTATATGTACGGCTCCCATCATGCTCAGTATTCTGTTATTATGGAAAAACCAAATAACCAATAGGATTTTAGTATGGCCGTGGAAAAACAAATGCTCCCCTCTGATTTCGATATAGAGGGTACTGAAGAGGTGCAAGTTGAAGTTGTCAATCCTGATGCGGTAGGCATTTCAGTTGACGGCGAAGCAATGGTCATTGATTTTACTGGAGAAATGGCGGAAGACATTATTGGCCCAGAACATGATGCCAATTTAGCTGAATATATCGAAGATGTAGAGCTTCAGGCAATTGCATCAGAACTTGTTGATGACTTTGTTGCAGACCGCCAGTCGAGAAAAGAATGGGCGCGGTCATACGTTAAAGGTTTAGACCTTCTAGGCATGAAAATTGAAGAACGTACACAGCCGTGGGCTGGTGCGGCTGGTGTGTTTCATCCCGTTCTAACAGAAGCTGTTGTGCGTTTCCAAGCTCAAGCTATGGGCGAAATGTTTCCAGCATCTGGGCCTGTACGCACAAAAATTGTTGGAAAACGCGATGCTGAAAAAATGGAGCAGGCGCAACGCGTTGAAAACGAAATGAATTATCTTTTGACAGAGGAAATGACGGAATATCGTGATGAAACAGAGCAAATGCTGTTCCGCCTTCCATTGGCTGGGTCAGCTTTCAAAAAAGTTTATTACGACCCAATCAATGAGCGTCCTGCTGCGATGTTTGTTCCTGCTGAAGATTTTGTTGTTTCTTACGGTGCTGCTGATCTAGCAACCGCGCCGCGCTACACCCATGTGATGAAGAAGACGCAAAATGAAATTATTGAACTTCAGGTCAATGGCTTTTACGTTGATGTTGACCTACCTGACCCAGAACCAGATTACTCAGATATCCAAGAAAAATATGATGAGATTGATGGTGAAACCGCCGTTCTTGAAGAGGACGACCGCCATACAATCCTTGAAATTCACGCTGACCTAAACCTTCCGGAGCCATTTGACGACCCTGATGGACTGGCGCGGCCATATGTTGTTACTATTGATAAGTCCAGTTTGACAATTTTGTCTATTCGGAGGAACTGGTATGAAGACGATTCTAAAAAGCGTAAAAGACAACACTTTGTTCACTATAGATACCTACCGGGACTTGGGTTCTATGGAACGGGTCTTATACATCTTATTGGTGGTCTTGCTAAAAGTGCCACAAGTATTCTTCGCCAACTTATTGATGCTGGCACACTCAGCAATCTCCCCGCTGGTCTTAAAGCTCGCGGACTTCGTATTAAGGGTGACGATTCGCCTCTCATGCCGGGTGAGTTCCGCGATGTGGACGTACCGGGGGGTGCAATTCGGGATTCGATTGCATTCCTTCCTTACAAGGAGCAATCATCAGTATTATACCATTTGCT